CGCCAAAGCACTGCCGATACCAGCGCGTGTAAGTCTGGCTGGCACCCTCGAAGGCCCACAGTTCCTGGCTCACCGCGTCCCCGGTATTCCCGAAGGTATGGACATGGCCATAGTTGACGCCAGGGGGGAAAGTGCCGGTGGTGGTGTTCTTTGCGCAGTAACGCCAGCCCCGCAACGTACGGTCGTCGAGATTGAAGTTCAGCTCTGCTGTAGGTACGTCTCCCATCCAGCCGCCATCACCCGTGCGCAGCACCCGATCAGGGGTCTTGTCGATGGCCGAGGTGGTCACGTTCTTGCGGGCGGCCGTCCCAAGGCCGGAAAGCGAGACCTGAATAGCCTTGATGTCAGCCGCCACCGCCTGGGCCAGCGCGACCACGCGCGCTACCAGTGTCATGGGTCACGCCTTGGCCGTGGCGTAGGCCGCGGCGAAGTCGGTCTCGGGGTTGCCGATGCCGATGTTCGTGCAGGCCTGCAGCTTCTGCGCGACGGTTAGAGTTTGCGCATCGTCATAACGCACGCGATTTGCCACGGCTGCAGCCAGCGCCGCGCCGGCGGAAGCGTTGCCCGTGGCGAGTTCTTCCAACTCCTTGAGCGTGTCGTAGGCCTCGGACGCACCGCCCAGGATCGAATCCTTTACGGCGATCTTGGCCAGCTCAATGGTGTCGTGAATCTTGTCCGCCGACCAGGTGACGCTGGTCGCACCGTCGCCGGCGGTGTCGTCGATCACAGCGCCGGCCTGCCCCAGCAGGCTGTAAAGCTCGGCAATGGCCGCCACCAGGTTGCCCTTGGCCTGGGTGGGCAGGCTGGTCAGGTCGCCCTGCTTGGCGGTGAGGTTCTTGATGTCGGCGCCGATGGCAGTGGCCAAGGCGATCAGGCGAGTTTCCATAGTCATAGGGTTCAGCCTTTTGCGAGGATGTAGTGAGCAAGCGGGTCGGGCTGGAAGTCGTCGGAGACGTGCAGCCCATCCGCTTTTTGGGTCAGTCGGTTGTTCGGTTCGGCACTGATCTGGGCACCGCCAATGCCTGGCGGGCCGGGCGGGCCTTGGCCGCCAGCCGAGACGGCGACAACAGCCACCTGCTGCGGCTGGACCATCACGGCGATCGGCTGCAGCTCGATCACCACCAGGGGCGATTCATCGGCCATGGCAACAGCCCCCGTTGATCACGCGCCCGCGCAGGTACTCCTGTTCGCTGCCATCGCTCCAGGTGATGCGCAGCGCGTACGGCGCGGACTCCCACGCGAAGCCAACGGACTGGGCTGCACTGATATCCAGCAGCAGCCGACCCGGGCCGGTGATCGACAGGCCGCTACCGGTAGTGCTGAACACGATGGGCGAGAGCCCAGCCGGGCTGATCACCAGTTCGGCGCGGCAGCCGGTCAGGTCGATGGGCAGCCGGTAGGCCAGGCGCCCACCAGTGATGCGCTCACCGTTGGCGGTGAGCTCGTTGAACTCGATGGTGTCGGCATCGATCACCCTGGCCAGGCGGCCCGCCTCGCGCATGCGGTCGAGGTTGAGCGCTGGCCAGCCGATGACTTTCTCCGGCCACACCGGCCAGTCGCCGGGCAGGCCATGCGCCGGTACCGAAAGGCGCAGCGGCGCCTCCTCGAGGATGCCGGCAATCGATGGGTAAGCGAACAGGGGCTGCATCAGCAGCAGTGGTTGGCGCACGGTGCCTTTAGTTACGGGCAGGTCTATACAGGCCGGCTGCATCGCTGGCTCCTCATGATTGAGTTGGGGTTACACGTCGACGTCGTAATGCGGCAGATTCGGCGCCGGCCCGGTGATCGTGCCGTCAGCGATATACGCCTTGCTGCCGCTGGGCACGTCCACGCCGCGCACGGCGATCCGGGTGCCCGTGCGCAGCTCTACGGTGCTGATGCCGGCGGTAGTGTCGATGCTGCGCACAATGGCAACCGTGCGCACGCCGCCGGGCAGCAGCCCGATGAAACGCTTCCAGGGGTTCACGGTGGCCATCAGTAGTGCCTCTCCAGCTTCAGGTTCTGCGCGACGCGCACGGCGCCGGTGCCCTCGGCACTGATCTCGGTCGATAGGCAGGCGCCGTGCCAGGCGCCGGAAGACTCCGGCACGCGGCAGAGCATGCCGGGCAGCACCAGGCCGACGCCGTGATCGTCACTTGCGTGGAACAGCGGCAGGCGGAAGCCGACGATCTCGATGTCGCCGCCCTTGGCCAGCTCATGCACACCGCGAGCGCGGTTGGCTTCCTCGCCGGTGATCCAGTCGTCGAAGACGTCCGGCGCCGGATTGTCACCGGCCGAGCCGGCACGGCGGACCAGCATCGACACGCCGTGGCTGGTACCCGACACATAGCAGGCGTTCCAGGCCGGCTGCGGCGTCCACTCGCCGTCGAGCTGGGTCAGCATCGCAGGCGGGATGATGCGGTCGACCGGCGCATCCGGCACGCCCCACTCCCACGGCGGCACCACGTAACGGGGTCGAACCTCGAGCGTGTCGCTGTCGCGGGCAGGCCGAACGATGGCGCCCACCGTTTCGGCGATGCGGGCGATCACCTGCATCGGCGTCTGGCTCTGGTAGCTCAGCGCGCCGGCCGGGAACGTCCAGTCACGGGGGCCGACGTTCTCGATGTCCCACTCGATGGTGAAGCCGGTATTGAGCAGCTCGTTGTCGGCCACCTGGCGGGCCGTGATCGGCGCACTGTTCAGCGAGGTACGCAGCGGCGCGTACGGCTCGGCCAGCAGCTGGGTTCGGGTAGCGCCGGTGATGCTATAGGCCTCGGTCGGAAACTTCAGCTGCCGGCTGTAGCGCTCGATGATGAGGATCCACCGCCAGCCGTTGATATCCAGCTCTACCTCGCGCTGGCCGTCGACGCCAGGCCGCACGAGATTCAAAGCGGCCTGGGTGAAGATGTCCGCGCTGAACTTCCAGCTAAAGCTGTCGGCGTCCAGGCTGACCCGCAAGTTCTTCGCCTCGAGCGGCGTGCGCGAAGGCAGCACCACCAGGTTGACGGTATTGGCGATCATGTATGTATCCAGAATGGTGGGATCAGGTGGCGGCACCGGTATCGGCTTCACCGGCCCGGGGTAGTCCACGTACTCGATGCCGGTGAGGGCGCCGTCCAGCACCCGCGCCCTTCCCCATGGCACCCGGTACCCGAGGTTCAGGCGCCGGGCACTGGACCACTGCACTGCGACGCTGCCGGTATCGGCCGGCTGGATTCGCGGCGTTTCGGGCTCATAGCGAAAATCGAAGTACACCTGCGGCGCCGTCGACGGGAAGTACGGCCGCCCGCCGAACGAGAACACCAGCGGGCCAGTACCTGGCACGTACAGGCTGTCCTGCAGGGCGGTGGCCGCGTCATACCGCGGGCCGAACTCATTGACCCGCCGCACCCCTACGCTCAGCAGCAGCTCCTTGCGGGCGGGCATCGGGTTGTAGATCAGCCGCAGCCCCAGCTCCACGGGCCGTATGGTGTGATCCCAGCCCACGTCAAGCAGCGCATCCTTGCGCGGCACATCCACCCAGGGCGAGCGCTGCACGGTGCCATCGCGGCGCGCGGCCTCGAGCCACGCCGAGGCGCGCGACAAGTCTGCCGCTGGCACCATCGCCCAGGCCGCGCCCTGGTCTGCACCGTCCTGAACGCTGGCGATCTCCCACCGCGTACCGGCGGCGAGGTCAGCCGCCCGGGTCGCTCCCCAAGACATAGGCACGCCCCGGCGATCAGCTGAAACCGCACGGCCCCAGCCACCACCCACAGTGATTGCAAGCATCAGATTCTCTCGACAGGCACCGGGCCATGGGCCAAGGGCCGGAAGTAGCGCACGGCGATCGCTCGCGCAGTGCCCAGTGGGCGTGACGGGTTTTCACCAACCGCTGGCCACCACTCCGGCTCGGTCGCCGGCAGCTCGCCCGGCTCGGTCACTTCGTAGACCCAGCCACCAAAGACCGCCGGCCGAACGCGATCGTTAACCGCTACGGCCAGGCCCGGCACGAAGGTGACACCGAAGTCATCCAGCGCGATCGCGTAGACCGTCCCGGACGTGGTGACCTTCAGGTCGATGTCGCCCAGGCCGTCATCGGGTGTGCGGCCATAACCGGCCACCCGCCACTGGCCATCGTCCATGCGCTCAACGATCACCGTCTCGCGCGACGCCCAGACCGAATCGACCGTGGCGGCCGCTTTCAGCCGAGCATCAACGGTTGGCACCTGATTGCCGCCATCGCTTTCGGTCAGGTTAAACAGCAGGTGGTTGGCCGTCTCGCTGAGGGTTGGCCAGCGCGACATCCCCAGCCGCGGCTCGCTGTACTCATAGGCCTGGGCCAGCACCTCGCGGTAGATCACCGCCCGGCTCAGGTATTGAGGGTTGGGGCCGCCGTCGTAGAAGTTGGCCAACGACTGGTTGGTGTCCGAACGCTGGAGCGTAACCAGCCAACGCGGCGAAGGCTCACCTTCCCGGCGCACTTCTACAGAGATGGGCACGAAGATCAGTTTCGGCCTCAGGGCGTTGAGGGGCTTCTTCCCCAAAGGGAATACTCGCCCATACCTGGGAGCGAGCGGGGACGCAAAAGCCCGACTCCACATGACCTTCCTGGCCAGCGGGCGGAAGTTAAGCATTCCAGTATTTCTCTTTCAGGCAGGTAAACGACGTGCCCCACTGGGTAGGGATCATGTACACCTGATCGCCGTTGTACTCGAACGGGATTAGGCACTCGGCAAGCGTGCCGCCTTTCCCCAAGGCCCTGCTCACTTCCCTGGCCTGCCGATGGCTATAGTACTCGTCCCGAAGCAGTCCAGGCAGACGCGCGATATAGCCCAAAGCGGGGTCATAGACCTGGTGGGGACACAATTGCATGTCGGGGGCGTAAGGAGGCACTGCTAGCTTGCTGCCGTTATATCCGGTGTTCAAGTTGCATTGGGCCTGGATCGTAGGCATACCCGCCGTCTCTACGGCTCCGGTGAAAGGGTTACGCAACCGCGTCCCATACTGAAGGATGTAGCCGCCGTTACTCTCAGAACTGAAGTTGTTCATATCATTCTCATATGAACCACCCAAGGCCATGTGATTTCCAGGGCCAGATTTCGGGATCTCCGGGTTAGAGAACAGGAAATTCCCGAAGAAATAGTTCGACCCGTAGTACCCCTGAGTCGCACCTGGGTTATCCCCGTACCCTGCCATGCCCGTGCTGTCGTCGAGGTTCGCGTTGGTGATGATATGGACTTGGGAACCCCTGGCGAGAACAAACCAGCTGGCCATTACGCTCCCATAGTAGGCAGCCGGAACCACCCATTGCCGGGCCGAGCTGGCTGAATAATCTACGGAGTGTGCGTAAGAGCGGACATTCGTCCCCGACGGAGGAAATACAGTGGCATCCGTCACCATCTCCGAAAGGAAGAGCTGAGTCTTTGGGGCATATGCGTAGGTGACCCCTGGGCCTTTACCAAAGCTGTAGAACACTCCGTCCGGCGACTTCAGGGTGAAGTGGTTGGGCAGGTTGGCATAAACGAGCGTCCACCCCTGCCCCGGCTTCGCGTTGGCGCCGGAACCATAGCCGGTGACCAGGCAGGGGTACAGCAGGTTGTACCAACCCACCACCCCGTTCACAGAAGAATCCACCATCCCCAACCTCAGTGGGGGCGCACCAGGATCAAGGTGCGAATAAAGCACTGCGTCAGCCATCAGTCAGCATCCCCGCGAATTTGAAGTTTGAACTGGTCATCGTTGACGGTGCCCTGCCCGCTGATGACCGTACGGATCACCCACATCGGCCCGAGGGCCGAGTCGGTGTTGAAGCGCACGGCGTTACCCGCCGCCCAGCCGGTGCCCCAGCCTTCGCGCCGGATCGTGAAATACGGCTGGCCGGTCAAGGCGTTGATGGGTGATAGGTCGCTGCCGGTGCTGCCAGTGGCGATCACGCCGAGCTGCTGCTCCACCACGTTGAACGAGGTATTGCTGGTGAACACCAGCGCCCACTTGCCGGCGATGGCGCCAATGTTGGTGATCACCGGCGGGTAGCTCAGCTGGTTGTAGTTCGCCGTAGTGGTGTTGCCTTCCGGCCGATCTGCCCAGTTGGGCGCGCCTTGGCTCCAGGTCTGCTGCGTGAACCAGGTGTGTACCCGCGATTGCAGGTCGCCCCAAGTCACGGCGCTAGACACCATCGCCTCGCCCGCCGGTAGATCCCACGGTATGGGCGAGCTCAGCCCCACCTGGCCGGTGATCTGCACCTCGACGCACAGCGCCATGTGCTCGACGCGATCGCGCACGATCAGCGGCGTGCTCACCGGCGTGCCGCTCTCGGTCTGCAGTACCAGCGGGTTGGCCCAGGTCACCGTGCCCTTTTCGCGGTCGCCCTCGAAGGACGAGGCACGCAGCACGTGGCCGTCGCTGTCCACCACCTCGATGTTCGCCTGCTGTTGCCTAGCGAGCGTGACCGTTGCACCGCCCTGGGGCGACGCGATCACCGTCTCGGCCGTGTGGTGGACCACCAGCACGTCGCCCTCGCGATAAATCGGCACGCGGCCGTCAGCCGGCAGGCGAACCGGATCCAGGCCGAGCAGGCCGGCATCCAGTGGCAGCCGCGTTTGCACCACCGCGTTGTAGCGCGTCAGCAGCGGGATCACCGGCACGTCACTCTCGCCCGACTCATCGTCGGGGTTGGTGGTGAACGTCAGCCGGGCGATGCCGGTGGCGGCGTCGACGGTGCCGCGGATGATGCCGGTCGCGAACACACCGTTCAGGTCAGCCACCGCGGTCACAACCTGGGCGGTGTCCGCACGCACCGCGGTCACCTGCATGCTGCCAGCGCGCAGCGGGGCGCCCGGCGTGCGGAACGTCGCTGCGGTCACGCCGAAGCCCGTCGACGCGGTCAGGCAGGCCAGCAGCGTCACGGCGCCCAGCACGTTGCCGGCATAGCTGTTGATGGTCGCGGTGCGGCCCACGTAGTCCACCGCACCGACCGCCATACCGCCGTTCGTGGCACTGGAGATGTCGCGGTACAGGATCCCGCTGCGATCGGTGTACAGCGAACTGTTCCAGCTGAACAGCAGCGAGCCGGGCACGATGGCGGCGCCCACACCAGGCAGCAGATCGACCGTGATCGGCGGCTGTGCCTGGGTGTGCGTGGCTTCGTCCGAGCTGGCCCCGGCCGCCTGCGACTTGGCCGAAAGCGTGCCGGCGAAACCCTCGCGCTGCTGCACCGGCGTGGTGACCAGCACCGGCTCGGTGTACGGCCCGGTGGTGTTGTTCCTGGCGCGGTTGCTGTAGGTGTACTCGATGTAGTCATACAGGCGAGCCACCTGCAGGGTGCACTGGCCGGTCTGGTAATTGATCGAGCCATTGCGCCCGCCCTGCCAGCCGCCGGCGCCGTTGTCGCTGGCGGTGTTGCTGACCTCGGTGGTGCCGTCGTAAACCGGCAGCGCGTTGCCGCTCTCGATCACTTTCCAGTTAATCGCCGGCGCCGACTGGCGGCGCGTGGTCAGCCAGTCGATCCGCACGCTACCCGGCTTGAGCGGCGCGCCGGGAATCGTGAACGTCGCAATGCCGCTGCCGTCGCTGGTCACGCTCAGCGGCGCGTCGTCGACGGCGCCGCGGCGGAACGTATAGGTGATGCCGGAGGCCGGCGGCGCGCTCAGCTTCATCACCAGGTCACCGGTCGCATACACGATGGTGCCGGTACCGCCGTTGCCGCTCAGTTGGCCCAGGCCATCATCGGCCAGGGTCAGCGCCGTGCCGGCGGTAAACGAGACCGTCAGGCTACCCGGCTGAATACCGCCACCGGGCAACGTGTAGCGCACCTCGATCTCCGGCGTTACTGCCGCGCCCGCATGGCTGGTGATGGCGTCATCAGCCGAGCTGACGTAGCTGTACACCAACGAACTGCCAACATCGGGCAGCGCGTTCAGCGTCAGGCTGACCGAACCAGTGGCCATGCTGATGGTGCCGGCGCCCTCGCCGGTCAGCAGCCCGTCGCCGTAGTCGCGCAGCTCATACCACTTGCCCAGGGCCAGGTAGGAGACAGACAGCGTACCGGCCCGCGGGATGGCCCCGGCAAGGTTCAGGGTGTAGACGTAACCGCGATTGCCTAGCGTGACCCGATATTCACCGGTGATGGTGTCGCCTGTGGCTGCTGCGCCTGGGCGGTAGGCCGCGCTGCCGTTGCCTGCCCAGCTGCTGCCGGTGCGCACCAGGGTGACCTCACCGGTCTGGTAATCGACACGGCCGGAGGTGATCCAGTTGCTGCCACTCACGTAGCGCAGCGCGCCCTTGCTGTCATCGGTGAACACACCGTCGCCTGCTGTCAGCGTCAGGGTGCCCGGCGCGCAGCCGGTACCCAGGAACGTGCGCGACTCGCCCGCCACGGCGCCGACCGCGACATTCAGGTTCACCGTGCGCGCTGGCCCTGCCGGAATGTAGAGCTGCCGCTGATAGCCGCCCAGCAGGTCGACCAGCGCCGATTCCTTCGTGGTGCTCGGTACCAGTTGCGCATACACGCTTTCCACGCGCACGGTGAGCGCACCCAGCGCCACCGCATCGGCCAGCGGGCTGATGCCGTAATAACGCGCCGCGTCTGCGACCTGAGTACTCAGCACGCGGGCCTTGGCGGCACCATCCAGCGCAGTGGCCGTGGTGCCGGCCGGCGTCACCTGGCCACCCGGGAAGGCGGTCAGCAGCGGCGCGGAGAGTTGCAGATCCAGCCGGCGGCGGGTGAAGTTCACGAAGTTGGCATTGCCGTAGTCGTAGGTGAACTGCTCGAGGCGCGACTCGACACCAACCACGCGCACGTACTGGGCAGCCGTGGCGGTGGCGAGCTGGAACACATCGCCGCTTTCCGGGATGCGCTGTTCCTCGCGCTGCACGCATGCGATTGCACGCTGGCCAGCCAGCTGAGTACCGAGCAGGTCGAATTGAGCCGTCGAAGCCGCAGCCACGTAGCTCTCGATCAGGTCCTGGGCATCGGTGCGCACATCGGTCTGGCTGCCGGTGTTGAACAGCAGCACGTTGACGCGCGGATCTGCCGGCCCTTGCGTGACGATGCCGTGAGCGCCGAGGTAAGCATCGGCGTTCTCGGTCATCACCCCGGCGCTGACCTTGCGCAGGTTGATGCGGCCGATGGTGCGGTCGAGCCGGCTGATGTCCGGGAACAGATTGTTCACCTGGCCATCGACGATGGCCTTGCCGGTCGCGCGGCCGCCACCATCGTCGGCATCTGTCAGGCGCTGGGACTCCAGCAGTTTCACGTCGTTGCTAGTGATGGTCATGCCAGCCAATCTCCGGGCATAAAAAAACCCGCCGTGGCGGGTGTGGGAATGTGCGATCCGGGCGGCGCCTTCAAGGCGATGCAGCGGGCTCTGGGGGCGGCGCCACGGTTATCAGCCGCAACGTGATCAGGTAATCCGACTCAGGCCTGGGCTCGACCTCTCGCACAAGTTGCTGCGCCTCCAGCGGGTCACCGTCCACGCGGTTAAAGATCACGTGAAAGGCTCGACCGTCAGCCAGCTCCAGCGGCATGACCAGGCCGAGCTGATCGCGCAGCGCCTCGAGCTGCCGAACGACGGCGAGCGGCGTCCAGGCCGCATTGTTCGCCGCCAGGGTGATGGGCCTGCCGTACTTCTTGAGGCCTTCCTGCACGATCAGCGCGCCGCTGAGCGATCGCTCCTGTTCCTGCTCGATGGCGCTCCATTGAAACTCATCCGTCCACTCGTGGTGGTCGTCGAGTGCGATACCGGCCAGGGTGATCTGGTTGGGCATTTACCGCGTCCTCAGCCCGGCATCCTCGAGGATGGCGAGCAGGTTGGTTTCATCGTTTGCACTGCCGACCGCGACGTCTACCGGCGCCCGGCCGGGCAGCTCCAGCCGCACGATGGTGGAAGGCTGCTGCGCAGCAGGCTGTGCCGCCGGGGCGGGGTTCGCCTTGGCCAGTTCCTCTTGCCGCTTCTTCTGCTCATCGGCCTGGCGCTGCTGCGCGGTTTCGGCCTCGATCTGCCGCAGCATGCCCAGGGCCCGGCTGGCATTCGCCACCGCTTGGCTGTTGCCGCCCGCGTTGGCTTCGGCCAGTTGGGCTTCCAGCTCGCGCCGGCGCGCGGCGAAACGCCGGCGCTCGATGTCCTCGGTGCGCCCCTGCAAGCCGTCCAGCTCATCCTGCAGGCTTTCCAACGTCGAGCGCGTCGAGTGCCCCATTTGCTCCATGCTGTCCTGGGCGGACTTGATCGCCCCGTCCAAGCTGCTGAGGTCTGCATCGTCCAGCAGGCTCAGCGCGTTGCGCAGGCCGCGTGCTCGGCTCTCGAATTGGCGGGTGGTAATACTGCCCCGGTCGTAGCTCTCCATCAGGCGCTGCAGCTGAGCCTGCTGCCCCAGATACGCCTGCTGCGTTTTGAGGCTGGCCTCCTGCATGTCCAACTGCCAGCGACCCAACGGGCCGGTGAACGGGCTGTTCATGTTGGCGCGCACATCACCCAGCGCCTTGCTAACACGCCGCAGGGAGTCGGTCGTAGCATCCAGGCTGCTGGTGTCGATGTTCATGTCAGCGGTTTTGAGACCGCGCAGCCGGTCGAAGGCTTCCAGCGCCGCGGCGCTCAGCGAGGCGAGCGGCCCGCGGGCGGCGTTCATCACGCCGTCGTAGAAGCCGGCCATGGCGCCCATGTCCTTCTTGGCGTCGCTGGACTCCTTGCGGCGCTGCTGCATGGCCTCGTCGCCGGCCTTGCGTTCGGCTTCCATGCGCTTGCCCGACTCGCGGCGCAGTTGCTCGCTGGTGACGATGGCGTCCTTGTCGGACTGGTTTTTATCGTCCTGGGCTTTCTTGCCGCCCTCCACCGCTTTCTTCAGCTCGGCCTGCCGGGTCGCTGCCTTCTTGACCTCCTCGTTGTACTGCGAGGCGGTGATCACACCATCGCCGTAGAGCTTGTTCAGCGCAGTGTTGATATTGCGAATGTCGACGGCGGTCTTGGCGCTGCTGATGGCCGCCTGCACATCGGCAAGCGTTTCCAGGCTGGCCGCAGCGCCTTTTACCTCAGACCCAGTTGCCTTGGCGGCCCCGCCCAGCTCTCGAATGGCTACAGCCGCAGCGTTGTGCCCGTCCTGCCACTCTTGCAGCGAGATGCGCCCCGCACGATACGACTCCTGCAGGCGACCCTGCTCTGCTCGCAAATACTCTAGCTCGGTAGACGCGCGCTTTACATCAGCGCCAACAGTAGCGAACCCGCGCTTTTGCTCCAGGGCGGTCATAGCCGCGGCCATTTCATCTGTCGCTAGCTTGGACTTCTTCAGGCCCTCAGCGACTTCATCCAGATCAGCAGCGCTCTCGGAGAAATTGATAGCAGCGAGCGCCTGCTCCAGAGTGGTGATGTTCGAACGAAAGAATGACGCGATATCCTCGCCGTTTTTCCGCATCGCCTTGCTGGTTTCGGCTGCGGCTGATTTAGCGGCAGCTACCTGGCGCTCGGCACTTCGCTCAGCAGTGCTAGCGACGCCATTCCACGTATCGGCGATATCACGACCGTCCTGCGCGACCTGGCCTGCCAGCCCCTTCATCAGGCTGAATACCTTATCGCGGGCAGACTCAATGCCTGCGACCAGCGCTTTACCGCCCAGCGCCTCAGGCACTGCCTTGGCAACAGTCGCCACGATTGAAAGCGACGTGCCAGCCAGCGCCGTGAAGGCTGTGCCAGCTGCTGATATGAAACCGGTCAGAACGTTAGCAGCGACGCGGATCGGGGCAGTGATCATCTGCAGCGCCGACACTGTCTTGTCGATGCTCTGCCCAAACTGATTGAGCCATTCCGAACTGTCGTCGGTTAGCTTCTTGAAGTCGACATTCAGAAGCTCTTTGGCAAAAGCTTCAACTTTCTCAGCGCCCTGAATGAACGCATTGCTGAGCGCCTCGGCCAGAGCATCTAACCGGCCGTCCTTATCCATTTGCTCAATGGCTTCGGCAACCTCGATCAGCTTGCGTTTAACAAAGTCGAACGCGCCGCTTTTACCGATGCGGCTCGCGAAGTCACCGAAGGTATCGGTTAAGCCTTTCCAAAGACCTGTCGCAGTGTTGATGCGTGCTGCAGCTGCAGCCCCACCGTAAGCCTCGGTCATCATATCCATGATGACCGCCTGAGCCTCGGCAGTTTTGCCTGTCGCCACCAACTGCCTCAGCAGGCTCTTCTGACCGTCCTCCAGTTTGAAACCCTGCCGCCCCAAGGCTGACATGGCCTCGACTGGCGACTGCAATGCACGACCAACAATTTCGGCGGACTGCTCCGCGCTAATACCGAGCCGTTGCTGCTGATCGATGAGGATCTGCATCGCCTTGGGGAACTGGTCGCCGACGATGTCAGTGTAAGAAAGCAGCCGAGTCTGAGCTGCCTGGACCTGCTCGGCAGTAAGCAAGGATGACTTTTCAAAGCCATCGGCCATCTCGAGCAACTGCGCGGCAGTGAAACCCGCTGCGTTGCCAGTGGACACCAAGGCGGCTTCGAGCTGGGCGAGCGCCTGTTCCTTGTCAGAACCATCGGTGACGACCGCACGAATGCCTGACGCGACAAGATTCAGGCCACGTTGCACCAACCCAAATACGGCGTTGAGCGATACATACGCTGCGACGTAGCCGAGGATCTGCCGGCCACCGCTGGCCATAGCCTCTCGCACTGCGCCAACTCGGCTGGCGTGCTCCGCTGCAGTCCGGCTGGCTCGCGCCTGCTCACGCTCCAGCTCCCGAAGTTCCTGGCCGTTGGCTTTCAGCGCCTTCTTGGCCTCATCAACTTCCCGGGCGAGGCGCTTTTCTTCTTCAGCGAGCTTGCTCGTATCCAACCCAGCGGCCTTTGCGGCCTTCTCATGCTCACCCAGGTCGCTGGAAAGGCCAGCAATAACACGGCGCAGCCGCGCGGCCTCCCTGTCTGCATCCTTCAAGGACTGCTTCAGGCCAGCCCCACCGGGGTTTTCGTCCAGCGCTGCGCGCAGTTCCTTGATGCTTTCGTCGGTTTGAGTCAGCACCCGTTGCGACTGCTCAAGCGCGCGCTGGGTAGCCAGCATATCCCGCACCAGGCCGCGCTCGCCTTTTGCGCTGTCGAGCTGTTCATTCAGCGAGGCAGCTTCGTTGCGCAGGGCTTGAAGCGCGTCCGCCGACTTCTTGGCCTCAGGCGACAGCTCGTCCTTGCCGCGCAGGATGAACTGGATCAAGCGATCCTTGATTGCCATGCTTTTCTCCGAGGCATAAAAAAACCCGCCGAAGCGGGTTTTCTGAATATGGTACCGAGCCTGTGTTAGCCAAGCAGGCTCCGCTTTTGGGTTTCGTACTCTTCATTGGTCAGCGCGCCTTCAGCTCTCAACCGGGCTAAACGCTCAAGCTGGCCAATACGCAGTTCGACAGGATCGACAGCGGGAGAAAGTGTGACCGGGATGGGGGCAGCAGGGGTGACGACCTTGGGTGGGGATATAAATGCCCAGACCAATGCAGCGATCCAGCAAATTACAGTCCATCCCCCGAAAATATTCAGGACGAAAATTGCCACCAGATTAGGGTGTGATCGGCCGGAGGCAATTATTGTAGGGATGAAGTAGATCGCTAACGAAAAGCCGATTGCAAAAAGTATCGAGCCAGTTTCCATGCTGTATCCGTCCAGCTTTCCAAAAGCCGAATTTACCACTCACAGGCATCACAGGGGAAACAGGGGGCCATCCTTGGCCAGGTCTATCACGCGACTTTGTCGACGATCTGCATCTCGCAGAACTTGCTGATGTCGTTGCTCAGTACAAGCGGATCGGCCAGCAGCTCGGCCGGGGCTTCCAGCTTCAAGTACTCAGTGCCGAGAATCGGCAATTGAGCGATCGTGCCGAACTTGATGCGGCGGGGGCGCAGGCTGAACGGCTCACCGCTTTGGGCATCATTGAGGCCGGCGATGTACAGCTCGAACTCACCTTCGCTGCCGTTGAGCATCTGCACTGCAGCCTGCGCCAACGGCGTGTAAGACGCCTTGATGCCCGCGGCGGTGATCTTGCCGCTGCCGGTGACGATGATGCCGTGCGGCGTCAGCAGGTAGTCGGTACCGGGATCCAGAACACCGTCATCGGCCCCCTTCACCGCGACGGTCTTGCTCAGGTCAGGCAGGTACTTAAAGGGGATCAGCTCACCTTCCACGCCGCCACTGACCAGCGGCTGGTCGACGATTGCGGTGGTGAGCACCGCAGACAGCGTGGAGCGAGTGACGCGCGCCAGGTTCTCTGCAGTGATGTCGTACATGCCGATGGTGGCCTGCACGTCGGTCACCGGACTTCGCCCGTTGCGGTTACCGCCGCCGCCGCGGTAGTTGGGGAGAGTCACACGGTTGACGGTGTAGGCCAGGGTGAAGGTGTCGCAGTTGCCGATATCGATCAGCGGATCCTGCGACTGGTATTTGCGGGCGTAGATGATGCCTTCGCCGACAAAAGAACGGTCGATCTGGGTCATATGGGGCTCCTCGATTTTGAGGGGAAACGGTTCAGGCCTTGGTGGCCGGCGCCGCTGGGGTTTCGGTTTTCTTCTCACCCTTAGGTTTAGGCGAGAAGCCTTTGGCGATTGCGTGGTCTGCGACGGCTTGCGGCACGTCCTGTTCGCCCTTGGGGTAGTGCTTTGTGTCCGCGCCCGTCTGGTAGTTGAACGGGGTGGTGATGGTGATCTTGGGCATTACGGGTTCCTCATTTGAGGGGCTGCACGTAGGTGACCTGGACGGGCATCACGTGGCATGCCCAGCGCCGGCCCTCGCCGGCCGGCATAGGGGTTTCAGGTAGGAAGGTGACTGTCTGCACGCCTTGGGTTGTCAGCCCAGCCTTCGGCCCGGGCAAAGCGCACTTGATACCGAGCCTCGCAGTACGAAGCAGAGAGCCAGACGGCCGCCGACGGGTGATGGCCGTGACATTCAACGTCACGGATTCACGGACGGTGCCGGGTACCTTTCGCTCGACTTCCTCGGTCTGGCCGGGCTGGACGATGATGAAGTCATCACGCAGGCCCGCGGTGTCCTCGGCATCGATCACGCGCAGCACGTTGTCCTCAATGACTTCGGCGCCGAAGGAATCGACAACACCCAGCCGCTTGATCAGCTCGGCGATGATTTCGGATTGCATGTCGGTAGGCATGTCAGGGCACCACGTAGAAGGTGATCCAGGCGCTGTCATCGCTCACGATGCCGTCGAGGTACCAGGTCTTGCCATCGGCACCCCACTGGCAGCGGTCTAGCTTGAAGGCGCCCTGGCGGTCGTACTGCCCCAGGGCAGCACTGCGCACGCTGATGGTCACCGCACGGCTGACGCCGCCGCTCACCTGGTCGAACCGCTCGACCTCCTTGTCGAGCATGATGGCCAGGCCCTGCCGCTGCAGGGTGCCGTTGCTGGCAAGGAAGTCGGCGGTGCCGTCGGTCAGGCTGTCTTCGATGGCGGCATCGACTGCCGCCATCGACTCGCCGAAGCCGGCCACGTCAGATGGTGACCGTGCGCACAGCCAGCGGCTTGGTGCACAGGTGCAGCGGGTTGGACTGCGCCTCTCCCGCGATGCCCTTGTCGTACGGCATGCGCTCCAGCTTGGAGTAGAACGGCAGACCCAGAGTGTTCACCGTTTCCATGTAGTCCGCTGGGGCAAAGGCGGTGATGAACAGCCCTGGTACGCCTTCAGGCACGATGTGCGCCTCCTTGGGGTCGACGAAATGCTTCGAACCCAATTGGCCTTTGTAGCGCTCCCAGATCACCCCGCCAAACTCGAACGTGCCACGTCGATCACCGCGCAGCGCTGCTGCCTGCTGGGTGTTGAGGTAGGTTTCACGGACGTTCTTGTGAGCGATCAGCTTGGCCCAGAACTCTTTGCCCGCGTAGCCACGAGAGGTACTGGATGGGGTAGTGCCTAGCGCAGTTTCCTGCTTATCCAGCACCTCAGTCAGCACAACGCTCACATCGGTGTCGGGCTTATCTAGGCCCAATGAGAAAGCACCCGGGCGCTTGATACCGAAAGCGTGATAGATATCCAGCAATTCGGTCGTACCATCCGCGTCGAGGATGAGGCCCTTGATCGCGCCGATCCGCTGGTACTCGTGAGTCAGTTCCATCTGCAGGCGGCACTTGCGGATGCGAGCCGCCACCACCGCTTCAGCCGATTGCAGTTCAGTGCGCGAGCCAAAAGCACGGATGCCCTGGATCTCGTCCGCGTAGATGCTGAAGGTTTCTGGCAGGTGCACGGTGTTGAAAGGAATCATCTTGCGCTTGTCGCCGGTGACGACCTGGGGAATGCCACCGCGAGGCTTGGCCTCAACCAGCTTGAGGGTCAAGCCGTCCTTCTCGATCTGCAGAGTTACCGTGGTGCTGCCTTGCTCCTCGAACAGGCCAGCGGCCGCGATCTGGCCAGGCACCACGTGCTCTTCATTGATCACAGTCAGCAGGTTGGTGACGCTGAAGGCGTCATCTTCGAAAATCGTAATCTCAGCCATGTCAGGCTCCTAAAATGACGAGCCCCGCATTTGCGGGGCTCAGGGTGTCAGGTGGGGCGGAGGGTTACTCGCCGAGTGTGGGATAGTCTGGGTTAGAGGTGCGGACGATTACACCGGCGGCCAGAAGGTCGGCTTGTCCCGGGGCGTCGAGCCCAATGACCAGGCTGTCGATCACCTCGGCGTCGCGAACGATTGCAACGGCCTGCACATCGTTTTCAGTAGCGTCCACGCCGGCCCAGAGAACACCAGAGGCTGCACGGCGGCCATCATTGTCACCACCGTCGTCGTAGGGCACCCACTCGCCGAGACCTGCCTTAACGGCGATGGTGAATGCGTCACCCTTGACGAACTTGGTAGCGCCCTCGGCCAAGTCGAACGTCAAGCCCGGACTGACGAATTGAGTACCGACCACGCCTTTTCCCACTTCCTTCCCAGTGGGGTCGCTGACGGTAAACTTGGCGCCATCCGCAGGCGCCGAGGTTACTTCCACCCGGTAGGCCCCAGAGACGGCCGCGCTAGTAACAGAGATGCCATTAAGAACACCATTGCCGGTGTTGCCAGCAGCTGCCGTGGCCTGGCCGGCATTCGCCGAGGTAAGAATGGCGATCAGTGTCCCGGCCAAGAGCTTTCCAGCTCCGGCACTGATGACGATGTTTTCGCGGCTGCGATAGCCGCGCGCCTCCGACAGGAGGAATTCCCCGGCGTGAGCGCCTTCGGTTTGGATAGTCATGTTTCCTCCTTATGAGGCCTTGGGTTTGCGGCTGGCGTAGATCACGCCAGGGTCGACAGCCTTCGCCGTGGGCGCGGGCAGGTTTTCAGGAAGGGGCGGCTTGTTGTCGATCTGGATCTTGTCGCTGTTGGCGACCAGCTTGTCGAACAGCTTCACGCGGGCTTGCTCCTCGTTCAGCCCATCCTTGATCAGTTGCCCTGCTTCATCGGGCATCCTGGCCACCACGCACAGCGCCTTGATGGCCTTGGCGCGCACCAGGTGCTGCTGAACCGCTGCCGCACTAGCCAGACCGCTAGCCTTGATCAGCACCGAGGCCATGTTGCTCAAGCCGGCAGCAGCGCACTCCGTGGTGATCTGCTCGGCCAGGATGACAGGGTCGGGCTCTGGCTCGGGCTCTGGCGCGGGGTCAGGATCTGGAGCGGGATCGGGCTCCGGCGTCGGTTCCTGCGCTGGGTCATCCGGCAGATCGTTGCTCACCAGCGCCGCCGCCTCGGGCGGTGCATTCTGGTAGCGGTTGAGCACCTTGACGTTGGCAACCGCTGCCTTGATGGTGACGCCGGACAGCACCTCATCCACAAACCCAGCGGCTTGAGCCTCTGCCGCCGTCATCCAGGTAGTGGCGGCGATCATGCTGCGCAGCTCTTCATCGCTGACACTCAGCAAGCGGTTTCGGTAGCAGGTCACGATCAGCTCGAGGGTCTTGTCCAGCAGGTCGGCGTAGGCACGCAGCTCCGCACTTTCCACACCCTGCAGCCAATCGATGTTGGGGTTGTGGATCATGAACAGGCCGTTTTCGGCCATGGTCACGCGGTGGGCGCCGCACACCGCGACGGTGCCTGCGCTGTAGCAAGCACCGACGATGCGGCCTTCGCAACGCTCGCCCAGATCCTTGAGCGCGTTGTGGATTGCTATACCGTCCATAAGGTCGCCACCGATCGTGGCAAAGCTGACTACGATGCGGGATACGCCGTCGTCGATCTCGCGCAGGTCGCGCACGAACTGTTCGGCAGTAATCCCGAAGTAGCCAATTTCGCCGTAAACCATGGCCTCGATCACCCGGCCGCTACCCTCACCCACTGCACGGACGCTATACCAGTGATCGCGTTGCTGCTCTTGTGGGCCGAGGTTCAGGATCCGAGGTAACGCCAGGGCACGGCCCCCTTGCATTACCAGAGCGAGGCAGAGGCTCGCCCAATAGTTACTAAGCGATTTCATTCATCTTCCTCTCGTGGGGCCGGCTGGGCCGGGCTTGGTGTGCTGTCATAGGTGAGGCCGTGGCTGGCGGCGCGCTCAGCGTCTTGGGCGTTTTCTTCGTCGATCTGCTCGGCGTCGTAACCAGTGCGCAACACCACTTCGCTGCGGCTGGCCAGCCCGCCGTTGATTTCCTTGAGCTTGCCGTCCACGTCTTGTACCGGGTGGATGTAGGGGTGGCCTTGTGGAATCCAGCGTGTGCGCAGGTACTCACGGCGCCGCTGGGCATAGCCCGGCAAAATGATGGAGCCGGAAAGCACGGCGGCATCCATCCATGCCTGGCGCACAGGTCGACAGAGCTGGAACACATACACCCCAAACTGCAGTTGCTCGATGCGGCGGCGGAAGTCGTTGAGCAGCACGCGCAGCACGCGATCGCTGATGTCGCCCATGTCGCCGGTCAGCAACTCATAAGGCAGGTCAACGCCGACAGCTGATGCCTGTAGCTGCTGCCGCATGAAGTCGACGTAGGTCCCGCCAGCATCTGGTGGGTCGGAGAATGTCACCTCCTCGCCTTCCATCAGCTCTTGCATGGATCCAGGCTCAAGGCCTACCAGCGGTGCACCATCGCGATCGGCGACGATGGGTTGGCCGGTAATCGGATCCAGCGCGGGCGGGCCGTTCTCGGCGGCCTTACGGGTGATGAAGCCAGCAAAGAGGTTGGCCACCTCCTGGCGAAACAGAACCGCGTCGTCGTAGTTGTCGAGCGACTTCAAGCGAAGCAGCACCGGGGTCAGCCGCGGAATACCGCGGAGCTGGCCACCCTCGGTTGGCTCGAAGATGTGCAGCACCTGGTCAGCCGGCACGCGGTTCAACACGTTGTAACCAAGCGAACCAGACAGGGCATCACCCGGGTGGCTGCTGTACATCCAGTAGGCGACGCGCTGGCCGATGGCGTTGAACTCGATGCCAGCCCGTACTGGGTTGCCAGACCGGGTGCGAAAGTTTCGATCCAGCGGCACGTACTCCGCGGCCAGCACCTGCAGTTGCAACGGCACTGCGAAGCCATCCTCCGGGCGCCGGTAACGCAGCCGCACGAAGCATTCGCCGGACTCTTCGACCATCCGAGCGATGATCGCCTGTTGCCCATAGAAATCAGCAAGGCCATCGGCGTCCGCTTCGTCAGTCCAGTCCTCCCAGAGCTGGCGGAGCTCACGGCGAATAGCGGCATCCTTGATGGAGGCGCGGGGTGTAATGCCGGTGCCGATGATGTTGCTAACGCGCTTGCTGATCGCACTGAAAGCGTAAGGGTCATTGCGAACGGCAGCGCGTGAACGCTTGCGCAACTGCGGCAGGGCCGGCAACGCGATGGCGTTGAGCGCGCCTTCTGGGGCATCCCAGCCTTTGGCACGTCGCCCGGTACCGGCGCCCTCATAGCTGTTGCGAATCCGCTTGGGGACTACTCGAGTGCGATCCATCAGATTCCCTTGCCTCTGCTGTAGAGCCGAACGACTCTGGGGCGACGAGCTGCCAATGCGGCCTCCTGGGCAGCGGCCGCGGCGTACTGCTCCTCGAGCATGCGCAGGCTGGCCAGGGCTGCTCGATCCAGGCGACGGTCGCCCTTCTGGATCGACTGGCCCGTTTCCAAGATCTCTTTGATGGACGCCCTGACATCAGCCAGGCGTTGTTTGGCTTCGGTCATGGCGGCCTCGCTTGGTGTGGTTATCGTCGTTTTAGGTAACTGCTACTGGCGGTACGGCGCCCAGCAGGACGTGCAGCCGGTTTTGTTGGTACAGCGGCGCTGGCCGGCTGAGCCGACGACGTCGGAGGAGGCGCCGGCGTGGCCTTTGGAACCGGCTCGGACGGCGGGTTACTTGGCTCAGCGGGCTGGCTTAGCAGATCCCCCTGACACAAGGCCGCTCTGAGCGCTGCCCACTGGTGCTCGTGGTATCGATGCAAACCGAGGAAGTTCGCTGCAGCCAGGTTGTAAACCAGCAGGTCGAGCGCCTCGTTTCGTTCGGACTTCGCCTTGACCCACTCGACACGCTTGAAGCCTTTCACGTAGCGGATGGCCTTACGCTCGGCCACACACTGGTCGAAGAACTCATCGGGCAAATCCGAGCAGAAGTGCAGCGCGCCCGGGCCGGCCGGGAGTTCGTATCGGTTGTAGATCCAGTCTTTGGCGGTGTCGGTGCCGATCATCCACAGCTCGGCGCCCTGCTTCTCGGTTTTGCCCTGCCAGGTCAGGTCGACCTTCGACGGGCGTTGAGCCAGAACTGGGCAGCCACGGCGGCTGGCACCCTTGACCGCAAGAACGTTCCGCCAGCGGCGCAGGCGAGTGAACTGGTAGACCTCAGCGGTGTGGTGGCCACCGGAGTCGATGCAGGTCGCGCAGATCGACATATCGACGCCATTCACGTGCCGATATCGTTGCTTGAGCCGCTCGTCCAGCTCGTTCCAGGTGCGCAGGTCGGCTGGGTCACCTGGTATCACTTGAAAGTCCACGACCCAGCGTTCCATACCGGCTCCCCAGGCCATAACCAGCAGCTCAAGCCGGTTGTGCTGGGTGTCGACTGATGCCGTGAGAATCAAACCGCCTTCAGGCACTCGGCCGAGCAAATGGCCTTCGTCTTGGGCTCGCTTGCGCAGCTCCGATGCCTTGGTCATTTCCTCGGCGCTGTCCCAGAGCCGAGCCAGGCGGGTGTTGTAAAACACCTGCATGGTGCCAGGGTCACCGTTATCGCGAAGCTTCTTGGCCTCGTCATACTCTTTGGCAAGATCAGTCCAACTGACCCAGCCAGCGGGGGCGTACAGGGCGCTCATGGTGAAGCTGACCGTCTCGCCATCACCCTTGGCATGGGCGCGCCACTCGCCGGCGGCGAGCATCTGCGACTTGTGGTGCTCGTCGATGAGGGCACAGTCAGGCGTGATGCACTGGTACTGCACGAGCTTGTAATCGTCGGTGTACTTCAGCCCCTCCCACTCGAGCACCTGCATGGTGCCGCAGTGAGGGCATGGCACGTAGTAGTGCCGCTGATCGCCCATCGAGAACAGGTCTGCGATGCGCGACACGCCTTTGATGGTGGGCGAGCTGGAGTAGTAGAACTTGGCGCGCCGGCCAAATGTCGAGCCTCGCGCTTCAGCCTGCTTGACCGGATCGCCATCGTCATCGACGTCCAGTTCCCAGCGGTCTATCTCGTCACCGTAAACGTATCGGGCCGAGAGCTCTGCAAGGTTGGACGCCGATGCCGCGGTGGCGCAATACAGAGCGCCACCCTCGAACTCTTTGGTGTCGAGAGTGTTGCGCGAGTCGCGCGAGCGCGATTTCGCGACCCGCTCGGTCAGCAGAGGCACCGCCTTGATGTTCTTATCGATCCGGCCGGAGACACGCTTGCTGAGCTTGTCCGTCGGCAGCAAGACCAAAAAGTTGGCCGGGGCCATGTGGATGCAGCCGCCGATCCAGTTAAGCGCGATCTGCGTCTTCATCAGCTGCGAGGCGATCATGGTCACGATGCGCTTGGCCGGGTGAACCGGTGAAAGACAGCGCTGCGGCTCGCGAGCATATGGCGTGCGGTCGGTGTGGTACTTGCCAGGCTCAGCCGCTCCGGTGTCCGCTGGGATAATCTGGTACTTGTCGGCCCATTCATCGATCCAGAGTTCAGGATCTGGCAGCAGCCCTCTGCGATAAGCAGCCAGGTAAGCGGCGGTACCGTCGGCATACGGCTGTTCCATCAATTCGGCTCCTTGCCGCCCTGCTCGACTTCGGCATCGATCTGCAACAGGCGGTCGGCATCTTCGAGAGCCCGGCGCAACGCCTGCGTCAGGCGGCGCTCAATCTCCCAGGGGTCTGTCAGGGTGACCAACTCGCCCGCGATCTTTGGGGGGATCCCCATCAACAGATCACGCAGCGCGCGGGCAGCGGTGAATGCGGCAGAGTCGACCAATGCACGCTCGACCAACTGGCCGCGTGTCTTCAGGTGCTCGTCCTCGGCCAACAGGGCCAGGGCGTGTTCACGCCGCGCGCGGGCCTTCTGGTAATCAGGAGCAGCAACCGCGCTGGCCGCTGCTGGGCTTGCCGGGGCGGTGGGTGTGATATGCGCGTATACCCCCTTCTCTACCCGCTCTTGGCGATGGTGTTCAGCGACGCCGGCCTTGCTCGGGTCTGCGGTGTCATTGAGCAGCGCCAGGGTCTTCTCCACATCGACCTTGCCGCCTTCAGCCAGTACCAGGCGGCCTTGCTTTCCGAGCTTGGATACATACGGCCGAGACCAGCCGCGGCTATCCGCGAACTCAGCCTTTGTCATGACCGTCATGAATTCACCTGTTAACCAGAATTACCCCGGGGGATTAACCGAATTAACCCCTGTTAACTAACTCTCAGCGCCATCCACTAGCGCGAGAACGGGGCTCGAATTACCCTTACGAGCCCCGCGGCCCTAGGGGCCCCCGGCCCTTTCGCGGCCGGCACGGCGCCCCGACTACCCTGCCCGGCGCCCGCCACGGCGACGGCTGAAGTTGGTCGGCAGCCGACCGCTCAGGGCATCGGCGATGGCCTTGTCGATGTTCGCTTCGAGCTGCGCATCGTTCTCGGCGACTCGTCGCACCACACCATGGAAGTCCAGGCGCTCGCGGTACTGCGGCTGACGCACGAAGGCGATGACCATGCTCACCGACTTGCCGCGTCGCTCAGCAATGCCGATAGGCGTCTTGCCCCGCTTCATCACGAAGAACGCCAGAGCGTGTCCCTTGCGCAGCGATCGACGACTTGCCGTCGCGCTGTGATCCGAGCCAGATCGGTTCAGCGCCTTCAGCCCGGACAGGATCTGCATCATGTGGCCGCGCTGCATGTTGCCGTACTGATCGAGGCGCGCCCCTGCACCAGGCACGGCGAACAGCCCGGCGGGAAGAATCCCCGCCTGACGCAGCCAGGTCTCGGACGCCCGCTTCTGGCGACCACCACCGAACACCTGTGGTGCCACCCAGTCTTCAGGGGCGAACTGCTTGCCGGTCGCCGCGCCGTCCTTGTCATCCTTGATCCACAGCGCGGCTTCCAGATTGTTGGGCCGTGCGTTGATCTTGCGGATGGAGTTCAGCGTGAACGGCGTCGGGCGGTCGAATACGTCGCGCATCTCGGCACGAACCAATGGCTCGGCCTGGTTGAGCGTGTGGTTCAGCGCATCGGCTAACGCCGCGTTAGCAAGCTTCGGCTCCAGTTGCTTGAGGGCGGCCAGCGCATCGTCAAGATCGTCGGCCGTGATCCTACCCCTCATTACCGCGGCGCCGCTCAAGGCCATTCCAGCCGGCCCCAGGCCGCAGCACCGCGGCCAGATTGCCACGAGCCCGCACTACCAACCCGGTGAAGATCGCGAGCAGCACCACCAGCGGCCATGCATGCCCGGGCAACACCAAGTCGCCTTGCAGGATGTGGATCACCGCAGCACCGGCGCTGGCCGCCGCCACGTACGCCAGGCACGACATACCGCGCCGAAAGCGAAGGGCGCCGCGCTGGAAGGTGAACAACCGAACGAACAGCACCACGCACAACCAGAAGGTGGCCTGGGTCATGATCAAACTAGCCATCAGCGTCTCCCGTTACGGGCGGCGGTGGCCCGCGCTTCTTGATCGCCACCACGGTCACGGTCACTACCAGCGCCGCCGCCGCGAATGCAGCCGGCCCCGAATAGGCGAACGGCCGGATACCTTGGAACTCCAGCTCGGAAAGAGCCGGGCTGAACAGATAGCCCATCAACAAGCTGACGAAGAAGTACACGATTCGCTCAAGCAGCTTCAGGTCAGGGCGCGCCATGACGAACACCAGCGCCCCGCAGAGCGCACCGGTGGCGGCGTTGCCATCAACGCCTGCTAAGAACCCGGACAGCCCGGCACCCAGCGCACCGGCGACACCAGCCGCTACGACTGTTGGCTCGGCCATCATGAATACTCCCAAGCGGCCAAGGGCCTGAAACGAAGAAGCCCCGCCAGATCGGCAGGGCTTCGGAATGGTTGCCCCCGAGGGGGCGGTGACGGCGCGGGGAGCGACCGTCGAGTTGCACAGCACCGTGCAGGGTGTTTATCGCGGGCACCGCAATAAAGCCTGGGCACCTTTTACCCCCCGACATGCAACGCCCGCAACGGGCTGTTTTCGCTTGAACGATTCACGCAGGGTTCACGCATGGTTCGCGCACGGTTCACGACAAGCCACCCCGACGAACGGTCATAGGCCATTGGCTTTCAGCCCCGCACGATAGGCATCCCGAATCGCCCTGCCGGTGGCCTTCAACAGCTCCAGGCGCTTAGCCTCGACCTTGCCAGCCGTTCGCACGCCGCGCGCCCGCGTGCGAGCCTCCGCAGCCGCATCGGTGCCACGCTCTGCCACGTCCCGCTCAGCCACTACGCCCGGCAGCACCTTGGCCAGCTCCTGATGCAGTTCCCCAACGCGGGTGCGATACGTCCGCATACTGATGCCCAGCGTGTGGCACTGCGCAGCAACGACCAGCTTCGGGCGCGACGTGTAACGCACCAAGGCCAGATACCGCAGCGCCCTGCCCTTCGACCCCAGGCCACCGTCCACCTCGTCGGCGGCCAGTAGCGTGATGCCCCGGTCGACGGCAGCCGAAGCCCGGCTCACTGCCACTTCGCACTCCACGCTCGACAGGCACCGCGACCCACCAACCCCACGCGCCCCTTCTTCATCCATCGTGCCCAATGGCGAGCGGATGCTCACATCCAGGGCCGGGCTGATCACTTCGTTGCCCCACGCCAGCAACAGCGCTTCAATCACCTCATTCATCGCCCATTCCCCCGCTCAAAACTCAACCCAACACAAAATCGCTCAACCCAACACACACCCAACACAACTAAACCCCTTTCAGAACAATGCTTTAAAGCAATGTGTGTTGGGTGTGTTGGGTTGGTAAGGTTTTTCAGGGTCTCGCGTGGAGAAAAAACGCAGCCGCCTGAAGGGTTAGCCCATGAGAGGGAGAGTGATTTTTTTCGCATACGCACGCGCGCGGGCGCGTAAACCCAACACACCCAACACACAGCGCCACAACGCCCGGATTTACTGGGCGCAATGTGTGTTGGGTTGCCCAAACCAACCCAACACATACCCAACACACCCAACACACTTTTGGCCGTAGTCATGCCGCCACCTGCTGTACGTGATCCCATTTGTCCACGTTCCAGCCGGCCTTGCGGGCGCGATCGCGCCACTCGACCACATGCTTGCCCAGCACGGCCGCCGTCGTGGTTGGTGGCAGGAAGGACTCCTCATCCTTCGGAAAGAAGAACGCCGCGAAGCGCCGCGTATTGCGATCCGTCCAGGGGATGGCCCGCGTCTTCTCCACGTCCATCGTCGTGATGAACAGCGAGAACTTCGTCTGGCTCATCGAGTGCTCTTTGCCCCGCTGACACCACTCGAGGAACAGCGAATACAGGTCGCTGCTCAAGCACGCCCCCCACAAGTTTGCGCCCAGCTCCCCCAGGCGCCAAAGGTGCATGAACGTCTGCCAAGGCGCCCGGCTCAACGCCACCAGGCGATCGCGGGCCGGCGTCACAGGCGGCTTGGTCTGCTTGTCGAAGTTACCCAGGTCGTAGGCCAGCAGCCAGGCGTAGAACGCCTCGACGCCGCCGTTATCCAGCTCGTGCTTGATCGCCTTCTGCCGTTCCTCCGGCAGCTTCGCCTCCGGCCACATCACCAGGAATCGCCGGTCGCTGTCGCTGATCGGCCACGGCACGATCTCGTTCGAGAGGAACACCGCATTCATGTGCGACGCCTCTTCCCAGCCGTTCACGAACTTCGACTCGATGCGCACCGTCTGCCCGGTGATCAGCTGCTTGATCTTCCCCACCTGGTTGTACTTCTGGTCGCGGCTCACAACCTCCTCGAACACCGCCCACATCTTCCCGCTCTGCCAGGCGTTGAACGAGCCTTCCAGCTGCGTCTGCCCCACCGTCGCCGAGTACTGCCCGTAGATGCGCCCCATCACCACCGAGAACAACAGGCTCTTGCCCGAGCCCTCGGTCGTCGAATGCATCAGCACCGCCGTATCCAGCTTCGCGCCCGTGTGCTGCAGCGGGTAAGCCAGGAAGCGCGACAGCCACTGCGTGGCGTCCTCGGCGTGGTTGCACAGGAACGACACCAGCCAGATCAGGTTCTCGCACGCCGCATCGTTGCGCTCAGGCTGCAGCGGCAAGCCCTCGAACGTGTTGATGTACACCTCGGGGTCATGCGTCATCGTCGGGTCGAATACGATGTGGTTCATATCCACCACGCGCCGATCCGGGCTGTTCAGCCACAAGCTGTACGCATCGCCCAGGGCCATCTTCACCGCGCCCTCGGCGATCCGCCGTTTCTTCGCGTAGTCCCAGGCGTCCTTCGTCCCGTCGATGTACACATAGCGCGTCATCATCGGCATCGAGAAGTCGCCCAGCGCCTTGCCTGCCAGCGCCTGGGTGCGCTCGTTATCCTTGACCCATTCCTCGCTCACCCGCTTCTTGCGCTTGTCGGTGACCGCTTCCCACTCCTTGAACGACTCTTTGCCGATGTGCGCGATGAAGCCCGACTTCTTGATCTTCTTCGCCGCATCGATATCCCACACATGAGTGGTGCCCTCAATCAGCGCATAACGCCGCAGCAGCCAGGCCAGCGAGAAGCCTCCCCCCGCGCCCCCGGTGCTGGTGGTGCCGGCCTCGCTGTCGCCCTCTGCGTCAGATGGGGCCGGGGGAAGGTCATCAGCCTGCGGCGGCAACTCGGGCCCTGCGTCCGCAGGCGGCGCATCTGCCTTCGGCCCGCTCTGCTTCGTCACCTGCTTGCGCTTGCTCGCGTGATCCACACCGAGCAGTTTCGCCGCGGCCTTCACCGCCGCCTTCTGGTCGCCATCGTGCTCGAGTACGCAGAACACATCGAACGGGTCATTCCAGTGGCCGTTCGCCAAGGGGTCAGCGCCGTGGTGCGAATACACCCGGCCTTCATCGTTGATCGAGATCCCCGGCAGGCCCGTCGAGCTGCCCGGGTAGAGCCACTTCTTGCCACGCTTCATGTAACCGGCGGCCTGCAGCAGGCCCGCGGCGTCATAGGCGCGGTTATAGGCATCCACCACGGACTCGCCTTTCCCGTCGGCCGGCGCCGAGGTCGCAGCCTTCTTGGCCGCCGGCTCTGGCGCCTTCGGCGCCCACGGGCAGTAGTCCAGCGCCATGCGCTTGAACACGTCCCACTTGTTCCAGACATTCACCAGGTCGCGTGGCAGCTCGCCGAACCCATCGCCGGCCGGCGCCGTGCGCCAAGTATAGGGCTGGCCGGTACCAGGGTGGATCGAGGGCGGCAGCACGTCCTGCACATCGCCGCCACGCAGCTCGAACACCGTGACCGGTGCCAGTGCCTTGGCCTTGGCGCGCATCTCCGCTTCCAAGCCCTTGTCGCCAATCTCCTGGGCGCGCTTCACCGCCTTCATGGCCAGCTTGTGCTTCGAACCATCCGGGTCGTCAGGGTTGGGCCACACCAGCGAATGCCGGCTGAACTCGCTGCCGGCCGGCACCGCGAACATGATGCGGAAGCGCTCAGGATTGCCCACGCTGGTCGCGTGCTCGGCGGCTACGTCATCCAGGCTCATGCCGAGCAAGTCGCTCAGCACCTGGCGCGTCCACTCCACGTGGTCGACGTCCAGCGAGCAAACGCCGCTCGCACCGAGCAACACACCCATGTTCTGTTTCGGGTGCTTCGTCCAGTGCGCCTCGGCCTTCGCCGCGTCCGTGATATAGCCGCCTGGCTTGTTCCAGCCCTTACCAGTCGGGCCTTTCTCGCCCTCGGGTATCGGCACCAGGGCCAGTTTGAAGTTCTCGATATACCGCCGCGCCCAGGCAGCGATGGGGGCCGGGGAAGTTGAAGCCTTGGTCATTCGCCCTGCACTCCCTGCCGGGTAAGCTTCATACTGGCTTCCTGAGCGTCGAATAGAGCCTTGCTGCTGCCGCACGAACCGAACGAACATCCGTGCTCGTGGCATTCTGTGCGGTTGCAGACGGAGCGGTAGCCGGTGCCTCCGCACATCCCGCAATCACCTGACCTATGTTGAGGACAGCGGTAGATCTCTCCGGCCATGCCATAGCGCTGAGTATGCAGGTGACCGGTTCCAGCATCAGGGACTTGGTTAGACGCCTGGCCGCGAGCAACCATCATGGCTGCTCTCCCTGGCGCTTGGGTTCAGCCGGCTTGTTCCAAGACTCCACAAGGCCTTCCATGGTGAAGGCCTGAACCGAGCGGCGGCATTCTGGACAGGTCAGCGACAAGTAAACGCCTTGGTGGTTGATGCCAGCCAGCGCGCCCTCATACGAGCAGTGGCAGGGCTTGATCTGGGATTCACCCACGGCGCACCTCCCGATATGCCTGACAATCCACACACGTCTGGCACCCCGGCACCGCAAGCCGCCGCGCCGCCGGTATCTCGGTACCGCAGCTCTCACAGTGCTCGGCGCTGATGGTGTACGCCGGTGCTACTGCCTTGCGGTGAGCCAGGATCGCCCCAGCCCGCAGGTGCTCTTCGCGTTCGCTCGCCAGGTCGAGTGCATCAGCCATGGCTGCGGCCCTCCATCGCTTCGCGCGCGCCTGCCATGATGCCCAGCAGCTTGCCGATCAGCGCATAGCCATGCTCTTCGAGCACCTCGACTTCGTGCGCCTCCCACTTGCCGTCCGCCGAGCCGCCTACCAGGCTGCCGACGAACTTGCCTTCTTTGTCGAGCAGTTTGCTCAACGCCTTCAGCGCATCCTGGCTAGCCTGCACCGGCTTGGGCTGGTACGTCACCACGCCGAACACCTGCTCGAACCACTCGCGCACCATCGGCCCGCGCGTCAGCTCGACCACACGGGCCAGCTGCAGGGTGTTGAGGTGGTGCTCAGGGTAGGAACAGGAGAGGCGTTTCTGGAAAGGGCCGTAAGGCTCCTCGAGGATGGCGCACACCGCCGTGTGACCGCCTTTGAACTCGCGGCAATCCAGATCGATCGCCGCCGCGAGCGACCGCACTGGCCCGCCCGTAATCTCTGTGCTGGTGCTCATTGGTAGTAAACCCCGCTAACTACCATAGCCACAGGTCAGGCGACGCCCTATCCTATGGCCACAGCAGCCGAAAATCCCGATGTACGTGCTGTGCCCCGGGTGATTCGGTTGTTGAGGCGGAGCGGCTGGTAACCGCTCTACCGGAACGCCGGGCCAGGGTGAATACCTTGGTAAGTGGAACCCTGGTTCCGGCCTCTATTGCACCTGCCGCCGTGGCGTCAGGTTTCCTGCTCTTGGGCTATTTGCCCGGTGCCAGCCCTGGGTTGCTGGTAAGGCCCCAGGGCTGGCTCCCCTCCTGTACCTGTGTTGCTTGCTGTGCCCGGAGGGGCTGTTAGTCAATAATTATGCGGCCTTGCCGCGCAGATAGGCCCAGTCAATATCTGGCCGGGTCTCTTCGCACGGAACACGACCACCCGTCTCCCTATCAAGAGAGATTGAAAGAGCGGCGGAGGCCCTGCGATGCCCATAGGCCACTTGTTTGAGCTGCCCAAGGCTAGTTCCACAGCAAGCTGCGAAGCCTTCCAAAGCTTCCTTGTCCAGACCCTTTATGAAATCGATGAGTGTCATAGCTGCCTCCAGTGCCGCGACATTAGCATTCGCTAATTGCTATCGCAATAGCAAACCGTAATTTACAGTTTGCTAACGGAATTACAGAATTAAGAAATGGACATATTTGAAAAACGCCTGACCATCCTTAAAGCCCTGATTGGAGAAAACTCCCATAAGGATTTCGCGAATGCTCATGACCTGGATGCGTCGTACATCTCTCAGCTCCTCAATGGGCACCGCAACATGGGCGAGCGCTCCGCGACCAATCTGGAGCAGAAGCTCCAGCTCCCGCATGGCCTGCTCATCACAGGTGCGTATTCCACAGATCAGCGTAATGAGTTGACTGAGCGCTGGCATAACCTAGGGCTCAAACAGCACAATCTTCCACACCCTGCCTTCTTCAACGCGAAGATCAACGAGACTGCAGCGTACGTTGAGGATTCGCGGAGAGAGTACGAACGAATCAAGCAGCGACTGGCCCCCGTGCCTGTTGTTGGTAAGGCACAACTCGGACCCAACGGGCATTTTGAAGCGATGGACTACCCTGCAGGCCACGGAGATGGCTACTTAAATGTCAATAGCGACGATAAGAATGCTTATGGGCTGCGAGTAGTTGGAAGCAGCATGCACCCCCGGATCAAGGATGGTGAATACGTCCTGATTGAACCTAACCACGCATACCTAAACGGTGATGAGGTCTTGGTGCAGACTCTGGATGGCCAATCGATGATCAAGGAGTTCATCTACCACCGAGACGGGCAGTACAGGTTCGACAGCGTCAATTCAGGCTTCCCCCCCTTGATCATCGACCAAACTAAGATCAGCAAGATTCACTACGTTGCAGGAATTCTGAAGGCCTCAAGGCACATCCCTGAGCCTGTTTAGCAGATGCTTAAATTTATTTAGCAAACGCTATTGCATTAGCGATTAGCTATTGCTAATTTTGCCGTACCCACTTACCAAGGGTTTACGGCAATGAATCAGGCACAGCACAGCAAAACCCGCTGCCCGGTGATCATCCACCCGGCAGCGGCCTCTAACCCCACCATCGTTCGCAGCATCCAGCAGGCCACCGGCCAACTGGTGATGATCGTCTGCGGCCGCCCCCAACTGCGCAGCACCACTCTGCCCGCCTTCGAAGACTTCAGTAGCTTTGAAGGAGGTGCGGCGTGATCTACCTCATCCTTACCCTTGCATCGAACGACCTGCTGCGCGCCGCGCTCATCCACGGCGGCAGCGTCATCCTCAAGCTGGCTCGCCCAGGCGACAGCAGCCAGGCCATTCGCGTGCATATCGACGCCGAATGCAGCGAGCACCGCATTCGCTTGCGCGCCACCCTGGCGGACATCACCGGCGAACTGACCCTCGACCCGCACGAAGCCGGCTTCTTCAACCAGGCCAAGCTGTTCATCGAAGACCTGGCCAACGGCCGGATAGACACCGGTATTCCTTGCCCTGAACGCGAGCCTGCCCACAGCCCCACGGCCACTCTGGGCACAGAGGACGAACGCACCCTGCGCACGGTGTGCCGCCAAGGCGGCAGCACCACGCTCACCACCGGCACCATCGTCAATGTGCACACGGGTAACTTCGAGGGCGCGCCTCTGCACACCGGCATCGCCGTGCACGGCAACCGCACGCACCTAGTCTCAGGCAGCCCGCAGGACGTGTACCTCTCGCTCGCCGAGCACATCCAGCATCTCGCCGCCTGAGGTAACCCCCATGAACCGCGACCTGAAAGCCACCGCCCAGGCGCTGGGCCTCCGCGACCGTGAACTGCGCAGCCGCCTGCGTGAGCTGCGCATTCTCAGCACCGCCGGCGAACTGTTGATCGGCCCACGCACCGAGGGCCGGATGTTCATCGACCCGCGCAGCCGCTGGAACAAGAACCTCAACACCTACAGCCACTACGGCGTGGTCATGACCACAGAGGCTGGCGTGGCCTGGCTGGCCGAGCAGTTGGGCATCACCGTCACCACCAAGCCGCCGCGTCAGGCAGGGAGCCAAGCATGAGCAACAGCCCAATCAGCCACGCTATCGGCGCCCTCAAGCTGGCCAGCGTGCATGTCGAGCACCCTACTGCGCTCAGCGGCAAAACCTTGGCAGCCACCAGCGCCGAGGCCATCGAGCGCCTCAACGCCGCCTACCCGCACCGCGAAGAGCTGGGCCGGCTGTACGCCGAGCTGGTGCGCGTAACTCCGCTCGGCCACCTGCCCTACGTCTCGCTGGAGCCGCAGACCCAGTCGCCCTACCTCGCCCTGGTCGTCAACGCCAGCGGCGAGCCGGTGTACCGCCAGCGCGCCAAGTCCATCGAGGGGCTGGTCCAGCTGGTCGCCACGCGCTTCGAGCCGCAGGCCAAGCCATGACGGAGGCCCCGCAAAACACGCTCGAGCAACTGCGCCAACGCTACTCGGCCAACTACATCACCGCCGAGCAGCTGCTGGTCGACCACCTGCCGCACATCAAAAGCGTCGCGTACCTGCGCCGCAAGATCGCCGCCGGCGGCCTCCAGCTGCAGCTCTGGAGGCTGGACCCCAATTCCAAGCGGTCACCCTGGGTCATCTACCTGACCCACCTCGCCAAATGGCTCGACCGCCAACAGGAACACGCCGCCAAAAACGCGGCATAACCGGCCCCACCAAGGCCACCACCAAGAGGCACAGCACATGAGTAAACGCCCATTCATCGACACGCTGCGGGATGTGGAAGGCGGCGGCCTGCTGGACGAACTGACCGACGTCCAGCACGCCCTGATCGATGCCATCCGCCTGACCAACAAGGGAGGCGAGCTGACCATCAAGCTCACCTACAAGCCCGAAGGCGCTGGCCAGATGACCATCAAGGCCGACGTGAAGAGCAAGGAGCCGGTACTGGCGCGTGGCACGTCGCTGTTCTTCCTCACCCCCGAGGGGAACATCAGCCGCCGCGATCCGCGACAGCAGAACCTCGAGCTGCGCTCCGTCGACGAAGAAGCCCCGGCCCCTCTGCGCAAAGCCGCCGACTAACACCAGCCCCCAACCGCTCACAGGAGCACACTCATGCAAGAAGCACTCAAGCACTTGGTCGTACTCGCTCAAACCCTCGGCAAGCCGTTTAACGTCCAGGGCATTCCCCAGCCGCTCGCGCTGCGCCCGGACGATGTAGCGCTCGAAGATTTGGAGAAACTGCTGCCGGCGCCGACTCGCATCCGCCAGCGCCTCACCCTGCTGGACGTGCCGTCCTTCGTGGATTACGTGACCCGTTTCGCCAGCCCGGCAACCGCAATCTTCTGCAATGGCCCCAATGGCCGCACCTTCCAGGCGCGTTTCGACTACCACACCCCCGAGGCGGCAGCCTGGGGCGATCACACCGCAACCTACTCGTGCCCGCTCACCGTCGAATGGGGCAACTGGAAAGAGATGGATCGCAAGCGCCTCCCACAGGCGGACTTCGCCCAGTTCATCGAAGACAACGTGAAGGACATCGTTCAGAACGAAGACGATAAGAACGCCCCGAGCGCCGCGGACATGCTCGAAATCAGCCGCACGCTTCAGGCCCAGAAGAACATCACGTTCCGCCAGGGCACCCGCCTCGACAACGGCCAGGTGCAGCTCACCTACAACGAACAAATCGACGGCAGCGCCGGCGCAACCGGCCAGCTCAACATCCCCGAGCTGTTCTACATCGGCATCAAGCCCTTCCTGGGCGGCGACGCCTTCCTGATCAGCGCTCGCTTCCGTTACCGCATCGCCGAGGGCCGCCTGAGCATGTGGTACGAGCTGGTGCGCCCGGACAAGGTGCTCGAGGAAGCCTACGGCGCCGTCCGCAAGCAGATCCACGGCGCCATCGGCGATATCCCGCTTTACGAAGCCAGCATCTAAACCAACCGGCCGGCGCTTACCACGCCGGCCTCCTACCACCTTCGAGGCACAGCACATGCACTCCACCAACCACCTAATCATCATCTGCCTTATCGCAGGCCTTGGCATCGGCTTAATCTTCACCTCAGCGTTCATACGCATCGCCAGAATGCGCATTCGCGCCAGAGGCTATTCAGACGGCAGCCAAGCCCGCCAGCCACTGATTGATGGACTTCAAGAAACCATCAATGAGCAGGCGCTGGAAATCACCAGCCTCAAGGGCCAGCGGCTGAACCTGATTCACGACCACCAGCACGCCCTCGAGTCGATCAGCCAAGACGCGGACGCCCGGGTCAAGCTCTTCGCCCAGCGCTGCCTGAGCGACCACGAGCTGCTGTGGGTTCGCCGCGCGATCAAGCAGCTGGAAAAGGCTGCCGAAGTCCATAAGCACCTGGGCAACACCCAACGCGAACGCGACACCAACGCCACCCGCGAACAGCTGCAGGCTCTGGTATCACGCCTGCAGCAACTAGAGACCGCGCCCGCAGCACCAGCCGCCGGCGGACGCAGCGTGATCGTCCAGGGCCCGCAGGCCTGCGGCAAAACCCGCAACGCCGACCGCATCGCCAAAGCGCTGGGGCTCAGCAAGATCGTCGACAACTGGCAGCCCGGCGACGCGCTGGACAAACAACACACGCTGTATCTGACGAACAGCGAAGTCGCCGAGAGCCCCGGCCATCGCATGCTGATGAGCTACGAGGCAGCCATGCAGCACGTCGCCAAGCAGGAGGCTGCAGCATGATCAACGAAACCCACTTCGTGACAGACCTGGAAACCTTCGACAACCGCAGCACCGCTGCCATCGCCAGTATCGGCATCGCCTGCGTGAAGCACGGCGAAATCGTCGGCCGGTTCTATACCCGCGTCTACGTCAATTCGCACACTGCCCTGGGCGGCACGCTGAACGCCGATACGGTCAAGTGGTGGATGCGCCAGGACGCAGAGGCCCGCCGCGAAGTCGACGGTTCGCAGGAGAGCTTAGATATCGGTGTCGCCCTGGCCGCCGTCCGGCAGTTCATCGAAGCCCACGCCCCCGAGCGTGACGATCGCCGGGTCTGGGGCAACGGCAGCAGCTTCGACAACGTCATCCTTCGCAACGCCTACGACGCGGCCCAGCTCCCGCCCCCCTGGGACTTCTGGAACGACCGCGACCTGCGCACGATCTGTGCGCTTTATCCCACCGCGAAGGCCGACATCAAGTTCCAGGGCGTTAAGCACAACGCGCTAGACGACGCCAATCACGAGGCGCGCATCTTATGCGCCGCACTGCGAGTGAATGCAGGGGTGCCAGCATGACGTGGATCCTCACCAACCAGGGCATCCGCTTCGAGCTGCTCACCCCTACGGCGGAAATGATTCACCCCGCCGATATCGCCCACAGCCTGGCCCGGCTCTGCCGCTTCAACGGCCATACCAGCCAGCACTACTCGGTTGCCGAGCACTCCTACCGCGTACACGAGCTGGTCGAGCCCGAACACCAACTGCACGCCCTGCTCCACGACGCCACCGAAGCCTACATCGGCGAAATGACGCGCCCACTCAAGCTGGCCATGCGCGGCTACGCCCAGGACATGGCAGTCGATGACGTGTACGGCCAGGTCGAGCAACGCATCTGGCTCGCCATCTGCGAACGCTTCGACCTTGATCCCGAGCTCCCCGACCAGGTGAAAGAGGCCGACATGTACATGCTCGCCGTCGAGCGCCGCGACCTCATGCCCGCCCACCCCGACGCCTGGGACTGCATCCAGGGCATCGAGCTGCCCGCGTGGCACATCAAGCCATGGAGTGCAGAGGAAGCCCGCGACCGCTACTTCCAGCGGCTGATGAGCCTGCTCAGCAGCACCCAACGCGCGAGGGCCAGGACATGAGCAGCATCCAGCGACTCTTTCAGAGCAATGCAGCTGCCGCCTACCCCCTGACAGGTTTACGCCGGGCGCGCACATTGAGCCCATCGCTCCGCTTCAACAACCGCCCGCACGCGCAGCTTGTCGTGGGGTATGGGCAAGCTCTGCAGATTGAAACAACTGCTGCGCAGACAGCCGGTATGCAAGGGGGTCGCCATGTCTGAACGCCCCCCACTGCCCCGCACCGGTGACGATATGGACCTGCCCGAAGGCATGACCTGCGGCGACTGCCGCCACGCACGCCGCTGCATCGCCATGTTCGGCCACATAGCCGAAGACCTGAGCTGCGACTGGAGCCCGTCGCGCTTCCAGGCCGCCACCGTGCAGCAATCACCAGCATGCGCGGGATACACCAAGCCACTGACCTCGAGAGGTGCGGCATGACCTCATTCCGCCGCCACAACCTCGCCGAAGCCGTCTACCAGGCACAGCTGCCCCTCGACCTGCGCCAATACCTCAATGTCGACCTGTTCGCCGGCGGTGGTGGTGCGTCCGAGGCTATGGAAGAAGCCACGGGCGAGTGCGTCGACATCGCCATCAACCACGACGATGACGCCGTCAGCATGCACATCGTCAACCACCCGCAAACCACGCACTACCGCGAAGACATCCGCCTGGTCGAGCCGCGCGTTGCAACCCAGGGCCGCCCTGTCGGCCGCCTGCACGCCAGCCCGGAATGCACGCACCACAGCCAGGCCCGCGGCGGCCAGCCCCGCAGCAAGGAAAGCCGCTCGCTGTCGTGGATGGTCATCAAGTGGGTGGGGCAAACCCTGCCCCTGATGCTCACCATGGAGAACGTCATGCAGGTGCTGCAGTGGGGGCCGCTGATCGCGAAGCGCTGCCCGAGCACAGGCCGAGTCGTCACGCTCGAAATGATCACCGACCCTGCCACAGGCAAAGCCGTAAACCGAGTGGCCGAGGTCGGCGAGCGCGTGCCCGTGCAGAATCAGTACCTGATGCCGGATCCGAAGCGTAAAGGCAAAACCTGGGCGCGCTTCCTGCACCTGCTGCGCGACAAGGGCTATACCTGCCACTACGACAAGCTGGTGGCTGCCAACTTCGGGGCCGCCACCACTCGCGAACGCCTTTTCTTCATCGCCCGTCGCGACGGCGTGCCGATCAACTGGCCACAGGCAACACACGCCAAGCATCCAGCCCCTGGTCAGCTGCCTTGGGTGCCGGTGGCCACGTACATTGATTGGAGCCTGCCCTGCCCGTCGATCTTCCTCGACGCCGAACAAGGCAAGGCCGCCGGCGTGCGCCGCCCGCTGGTGGGCAAGACGATGGAGCGGCTGCGCAAGGGCGTGCGCAAGTTCCTCCTCGAGCACGCAGATCCCTTCATCGTCAGCGTGAACCACGGTGGCGCCGACTTCCGGGGGCAATCGATCTACGACCCAGCCGCCACTATCACGGGCGGCCAGGGCTTTGCGGTGGCTCAGCCACTGCTCGCCCCGTTCATCACCGAGCATGCCAACGGCAGCAGCCAGCGCAACATGTCCGCCGGCGAGCCCGGGCGCACCATCTGCAGCGAAGTGAAAGGCGGCCATTTTGCCGTGGTCGCTCCGGTGCTGGTCGGTGCCGGCGGCCCGGCCTACAGCGGCAAGCCGACCAGTTGTGAGCAGCCGGCCGGCGCCATCCTCACCGAGAACCACCGCGCTGTCGGCGTGGCCTACCTGGCGCAGCACAACGGAGGCTACAACACCACGCTGGGCCGGCACCCAAACGAGCCCGCCACTGCCCTGACCACGACTTGCAGCCAGCAGAACGTCGTGACGGCCAGCCTGGTGACACTGCGCCAGAACAGCACTGGCGAAGATCTGCGCGACCAGGCGCCGGCGATCACCGCCGGCGGCACACACCTGGCACTGATGCAATGCACTCTTTCGCCAGAGCACCAGGAAGGCGCCGAGCGCGTGGCCGCGTTCCTGATGGGTTACTACGGCTCGGACAACACCTACGACTGCCGGGACCCGGCAGCCACCATCACCACGCGCGACCGCCTCGCCCTGGTAACGGTCACCATCAAGGGCTCCCCGTACGTCATCGTCGATATCGGCATGCGCATGCTGACGCCCCGCGAGCTGTACCTGATCCAGGGCTTCGGCGCCGACTACAAGATCGACGTCGGCCACGACGGCCGCAGGTTCAGCAACAAGGCCAAGGTGCGCATGTGCGGCAACTCGGTATCGAAGCCGCCCTACCGCGCCCTGCTGCAGGCCAACCCACTGTTCCCCGAAGCCCAGCTGCAGGAGGCCGCATGACGATCTATCGCCGCACCACCCCGCGCGCCCTGCCCCTGCAGAACCTCAACCTGCCGCCGATCTGCGACCAATGCGACCGGCCACGCAGCACCGGCAAACACAGGCGCTGTTCGCAGCGCCGTCAAGCGGCCAACCGCCATAAGTGGGAGGCCCTATGAGCGCAGCCGAACAGCTGGACTTCGAGCCAGACAAGCTCGAGGAGCGGGCTATGGCCGAACACCTCGGCCTGACCTTCCGAGCACTCCAGACCAGGCGCCTCAAGGGCAAGATCCCCCACGGCGTCTGGAACAAGATCAACGGCGACATCATTTACAGCAAGAGAAGGTACGACGAATGGCTGGAAAGCACCTGGACCTGTCCACCGGAGTTGAGTTCGTTGGGGATACCATCCGCATCCGATTCAGCTGGAAGGGCGCCGACCCCGTCCGGCGGTGCGAGACGCTCAGCCACCTCTCGCAATCGCAGGCCGGCATCAAAGCTGCAACCAATCTACGTGCTGAAGTAGTCAAGCTGATCAAGCTGGGCGTGATGGACGACGAGAAGTACCTGGCCCTGTTCCCGAACACCAGCTACGTCACCAGCCGCACCGCGTCGACCTTCGGCGAGTACGCCCAGCTGTGGCTGAACACTCGCGAGATCGTCAACGGCACGCGGGCAAACTACCTGGCCACCCTCAACAACCACTGGATGCCCTACTTCGCGCCGCTGCCGCTCACGGCGATCAGCACGACGGACATCCGCAAGGTAGTGGCAAACACCGAGTGGGAATCGCCGAACGCGAAGCGCACAGCGCTGATCAGGATCCGGGCCGTGTTCAAGTCGGCGGTGAATGACGGCCTGCTGGAACGAAACCCAGCGGCCGGTATGGATCTGCCACGCAAGAGCAAGCGCAAGCTGAACCCGTTCACCCAGGCCGAGGCCGACCAGGTGATCGAGCAGCTGTACAGCTCACTGGCAGGCAAGCGAACCGAGATTTATGCGGCCTACATCGAGTTCTCGTTCTACACCGGCATGCGGCCAGGAGAGATACGCGCGCTTAAATGGGAGGAGGTGGATCTGAAGAAGCGCGTCGCCCACATATGCAGGATTGCGGTCGACGGCGGCGTGGCCGAGCGCATCAAGAACCGCAAGACGCGCAACGTACTGTTGAACGACCGGGCCATGCATGCGCTGGAACGAGCGAAGGAAGTGAGCAAGAGCATCAAGCTGGCCGGCGAGTTCGTGTTCCCGCCGGCGCAACAGAGCGAACAGATGGTCGACCCGACCGGGCCGAATGGCTACTACCAGGCAGCCGTGAAGGCGCTGGGCATCCGCCAGCGTCGGCTGTACGATACCCGGCACACTTACGCGACCATGTGCCTGATGGCTGGGATGAACGTGGCCTTCATTGCCAACCAGCTCGGTCACACGATAGAAGTGCTGCTGAGCACCTACGCTGAATGGATCAATTCGGACGGCGACTGGTCAGAGCTGGCTAAGCTATCGACTAACGCAACTGGTACAAAATCGGTACACGAAAAACAGGAAGTCACCTAA